CGCCGTGCAGTGCGCGCGGGCGGCCTCGCGGGTGGTGTACAAGCCGAGTGGGATGTCGTGGTCTACGAACCCGGCTCGGTAGACGGTCGGTTCGGGAGTGGCCGTCGCCGCCGCAGCGGTGGCCTTCTCCACGACCAGCTCGTACGTCTCCGCGAGGACGTCCTCAGCGATCGGGTAGTGCTCGCCCTGGACGCCCGTGACGATGTGCTGGCCGGTCTTCACGCCCATCCACGTGTCGTGCAGCCGGTCGTAGACCTGGGCGGTGACGTCCGGGGTGAAGTCACCCCCGTCGGGGTCTACGAGGCAGAAGCCGCCGCTGGTGAAGGTGACGAGTTCGGCTTCGTTGTGGCCGGTCCACTGGACGGTGTCGACCTCGATGGGGCGCTTGCGGTAGCGGACGATCACGATGCACCCGCTTCGCGCTGCGCCGGGATGGCCACAGCCGAAGCCGGAACCCCAGCCGCAAGACGAGCAGCCAGAGCCGCCAACGCCTTGCCCCGGAACGGGATCTCGTGCCCGACCCGCTCGGCGAGCTGCTCCATCAGCAGCTTCTCCGGCTCCCACCCGTCGTGCTCACGGGCCATGGCCCGGTCGGCGGCCAGCTCCAGGAACAGGGCGAGGAGTTCCTCGTCGTCCGCGATCGTCGAGACCACGTACGCGAAGTAGTCCTCGAAGTCGAGGAGCAGGCCGTCGGGGAGGCGCCGGGTGTAGATCGGCATCGGGTCGGTGATGACGGGGCGGCGGAACAGTCGGTGCCAGACGAGACGGATGCGGTTCACAGGGCACCGCCCGTCTCGGGCAGGTCACGGCCGATGCGGTAGTCGTGGTGCAGCGGCGAGTCGTGCGGTTCCTCACGCAGAGCCGCCACCGGCGCGAACGTCTGCGTCAGAGCGTCCGGAGCGACCGGGCCCACCGGCATCGGCAGCGCGCCCAACTCAGCGACCGCGTCAGACAGATTCGTGATCGACTCACTCATGCCGCCACCGCCGAAGCGATCTCGTGCATCACCAGCACGTCCGACGACTGAACCACCGACACGAACACCGGCACCGACGGGAACTTCGGCGAGTCCGACCACGTCCGCGTACGCAGCGTCCACACCGTCTGACCCGACGGCAGGTCGACCGTCGTGATCGTTCCGCCCATCACGTACAGCCACTCGCCGAGAACATCCATGTCCGTCGCCGTCACCAGCACCGCGCTGGCCGTGGCCTGGTGGGCGACGTGCCCCGAGGCGGGGAGTTCCTTGAAGTCGACGGTGAAGCGGTATGAGAAGTCGTTGCGCTCGATCGCGTCCTGCTGTTCGCGGAACGTCAGCTCCGGAGCGAGGGTCTGAGATGATGCGTTCAAGGGGTCCACTTCTCTCTCTTGTGGTGCAGTGGGCTTCGAGGGCTCGTTCCGGACGCGCATCCGGGGCGGGCCCGCTTTCGTTGGATCAGGCGGCGGCCGGCGCGGGCTTCTTCGCCGTAGCCCGGCGGCGCTGGCGCGGAATCGCCCGCCCCTGACGCGGATCACCAGCACGCCGCGCCTCGTAGATCCCCGTCCGGTCCTCGCGGTTCGTGACGATCCGCCGGCCGCTGTAGCTGTGCAGGTGCCGGTTCGCGGCGAGAAACCGGCGCAGCCACGAGACGGAACAGTTGAGGACGTGGGCCGTCTCCTGGACGGTCATGAACTCCTGCGCCGGGTCCTGAGGGGGGACGGGGATGCCGTAGAGCTCGTAGGCCTTGGTGGCCATGGGTTATGTCCTTTCCGGGGGGTCCTCGGTGGGGCGAGGTGGGGGCTTGGGGCCGAGGCGTTCGTCGCTGCTGTTGAGGGCGGTGCGGAGGCGCTTGTACGACTTGGGCCTCATGCGTCTGCGGGTGCCGTTTTCCAGGTGGCCGATGTGGCGCTCGGTGACTTTGACCAGGTGGGCAAGGTCGGAGCGGCTCATCCCCGCTTGCATGCGCTCCTCGCGGATCGCGTCCCCGTCGACCTCGAAGGTCGTCGGTTGGTGCATGCCTCAAAGCTAGCCCTAGTTAGCCTCGGTGTCTAGCTTCAGTTAGCCGTGAGTTGCGCGCGTTCGCTCCGCGGCGGCTGTGCGGCTAGCCGCGCTTAGCCTCGTCTCGGCAAAAACCGGCCGATTACCCTGGTGGAACTAGCTGGAACTGATCGGCACTGGCACCATGTCGACATGGCAACTCGTGATCTCGGCCGCCTCGCGGAACGCGTGAAGGCGCACCGCCTGGCCCTGTATCCCTCGCGCCTCGCGGCAGCCCGGGCGGCAGGGGTCTCGAAGGACACCTGGCAGAAAGTCGAAGAAGCGATGCCGGACATCCGCGAAGCGTCCTACGCGAAGATCGACCAGGCGCTCGGCTGGGCCATCGGCAGCTGCACCGCCATCGCCGACGGCGGCGAACCCGTACTCGTCGACCACCCGGACAACGCCGCCCCCACCCCGGCACCGATCGACGCGGAGACGCTCCGTCGGGCCGCGTTCGAGGCGGCCCGGGCGAAGCTGCCGGCCGCGCCCATCGGGGACGTCGACGCATTCAGTGACGAACTTGTGGACGTTTTGCGAAAGGCGGGATACGTCAGGGATGCCGAATGATCAGCGAAGATCCGCGTACAACCTTTTCGCCGTAACCCGATCGTGACGTTCCGGCAGTGACGAAACCTCACCAACCCCCTCCCGCCCCCGCGTTCAGCGTGTAACCCTGACGTACCACCCGGGGAGGTCCCACAGGCGACAAAAGGGGGACCGGTGATTCATGTCATCAACCTGGATCTTGGGCCGAGTGTTCTCGGATACCCGACCCAAGTAGCAGGCGACATGGTGTGCGTTCTGACCTCACGGGCCGCCACAGACCGCGCAGTCCAGACGCGCGTGAGGCGATTCATGAAAGGCCAGGGCCGAGACTGCCGAATCTGCGGCGGCTGCCCAGTCAGCAAGGCGCCGTAGGCGACGCAGGCAATGAGGAGGAGCCGGCGGTAGGGGTATCCGCCGGCGCTCCCGCCCAACAGCTCACGGCATTCATCCGGGGGGATACGTATGCCCTATGTCGAATCGCGTGGGAACAGCATCCGCGTGAAGTGGTGGGGCGGCGAGTACAAACTCGACGACGACGGCAAGCCCACCAAGAAGAAGCTGTACGAGAGTGCCTCCGGGCCCGAACCCGGCGTACCGTTCCAGGACGAGGACGAGGCGTACAACTACGGCCTCGACCGCGAGTCCGACGTACGCAACCAACGCCACCGGCCCAGGACGGCGCAGCCGGGCATGGAAGAGTACTGCGACCTCTGGTTCAAGACAGTCGACTTGGCGGTCCGGTCGAACAACAAGTACGAGTCCATCCTCAAAGCGGTCATCAAGCCGTATTGGAAGGCGTGGAACGTAGGCCAGATCACCCCGGTCGACTACGACCTCTTCAAGACGTACATCAAGAAGAAGTACTCGGAGAGCTACAAGAACAGCATCATCAGCGTCTTCCGCATGCTGATGGACGACGCAGTCCTCAAATACAAACTGCGCACCGAAACACCCATCGTCGAGCAGCGCCGCCGCGGCCGGTACGAGAAGAAGCAGACGCGCCGCATAAAGCGCGAGCTGCCCATCGAAGCCGTCCACCAGCTCGCCTCGAACGCCTACCACGTGTGGGGCTATGCGGGATGGGTGTACATCTGGACCATCGGGTTCACCGGCATGCGCCCGCCGGGCGAGATGCAGGGGCTTCAACGCGGTTTCACCTCGGTGCACTGGCCTGCCTCCGACCACGACCGTGACCGGCGCCTGGATGCCGAGAAGCGGTATGCGGGAATGCATGTGCTGCGGGTGCAGCACCAGTTGTATTACGCGGACAGTGAGCCGACGTTGGCGCCCCCGAAGTACGACAGCTACAGGTCTATCGTGATTCCGCCATTCCTTCACGAGATGCATTCGGTGCTGCTGGCGTCGCATGACAAGCCGTGGCTTTTCGTCTCTCAGATGGGCAAGAGCCTGCTGGGTGTCGGCTTCACGAAGAACTACTGGTATCCGATTCGAGACGGCCGCGCCGAGCACGCGCCGAGGGCGGGCTTCGAGCGGTACGCGCGCTGCGCGCTGCCGGCCGTGGAGGATATGGCGGGGCAGGACATCTACCGGCTGCGGCACTGGCACAAGGCTCTGCTGGATGAGCCGGGGGCTGACGTGGCGGATGTCGCCAAGGAGGCTCGTATGGGGCATGAGCTGGCCGGCATGGCGGGTGTGTACAGCGAGGTGACGCTCTCGATGGAGCGTCGGGTGGCGGCGTACCTTGAGGGTGTGTGGGAGAAGCAGGTTGTGTCGGCGGGGTTGTGGATGCCGCCTTTTCCCACCGCTCTCCCAGATGATCTTCTGGGTGGCGCGTCTTCGCTGTTCAGCGGGCTACCTGTTCTTGGTCTTTCGTGACACAGGATGTCAGTGGCGCGTGTGCCGTTTATGCTGGTCGGGGGCTCACCTGCGGTGCAGCATGGCGGGTTGTTGGCCGTAGTTAGCCCGAGTTGGCCTGACCTGGCCTCGGCGAGCAAGATCTATCTCCCATCCGTCTCCCATGGGAACGAGAAGCGGCCCCCTGCGCCGGCGCGTACAGGGGGCCGCTCTCATAGGACCAGGGTGGGGCTGCCACCCGGGGAGGAGGACAATCCCCACCCTGGCACTTAGTCCAACGCCTGCGCCGTGCGCGCGGCATGGTCGCATGCGTCACCCGATCGGGCGAATGTGGACGTGCCCCGATCGGAAAGTGACACGGTTCGCCCGTCCGCCGTTGAGGGGGGGGTACTCGTGGCGGACGGGCGCCCGTGACGGCGTGGGCGGGGTCTGGGCTCACGCCGAGTGTGGCCGAGGTCCAGGAACACCTGGACCGCGTAACCGACTTTTAGTCAACAACACACGGAACCCTTACGGAAGATGTGGGATGCATATATCCGTGCGGATGCCGTGAGCAGTGTGAATGTGTCGCCCACCGTCCAGCTTTGGCCAAAAGTCAGGTGACCCGCCGCCGGGCCGGGGTAGCCGCAGCGGCGGATCACGACGACCGCTCCTCCCCTCCAAGGGATATGCGATCGCCATCCCACCGGCCGCGCGAGGCATCGACGCGACCGGCGGGGGCTCAACGACGGCGTATCAGCACCGGAGCCGTCTGCACAGGCTTCCGCGGGCACCGCTCGACATGCACGAACACCGTCGTGCCCGGGCCTGAAGCGGCCTCGATGTCGTGATGCGTGTACGGCTGCCCCGGAAGGATCCGCTTGTCGCAGTGTGCGCAGATCACCGCCGGTACTCCCTCGCCAGACGCCACAACGCGAGACCCGTCGGGCACTGGTAGAAGTCATCCGCGCACTGCTCGCACCGCGCACCGTGGTCCAGGATCTCGCGGTGTGCTGCCCGGTGCACCGCGGGCCCGGTCGCCCGGGGGAACCAGGGCACCGAGCCGCCCGCGCGGCTCGCAGTCCGCGGGCCGAGATCCACAGCCGTCTCCGCGGTGAGGATGACGCCGGTCCATACGCATGCCCTGCCGCGCACCTGCGCCTCGGACAGGCCGTCCAGGTCGGGGAGCGTGAGTAAGGCGAGCGCGTCGATCGTCGTGCTTGCGGACTCGCCTGCCGGTTCGGCGCTCACGATCTGCTCCCCTGGGCTGTGGAGTGCGGCGCCGCCCCAACCTCTGGCGGGGATGCGGGGCGGCGCCGCGTGACACAGACCACGCTATGAACGCGTGCGGTCACAGCCCAGTGACGTAAGCCACCAGTCGCAGCGCCGATTGTCCCTCAGGTGGTGGGTTACGTACCACCTACATGGTCGGCTCTACCCCAAGCCTCGCAGCCAGTGACCGAAGCGGAGTGTTCCGGCGGCGCTCCGACTCCAGCATCTCCCGCACTGTGACTGCGGCCAGGGCCTGGAAGCGGATCCACTCCGGCTGGTCGCGCTCGACCTCCAGCAGGGTGGTGAGTGCTCCGTCCCAGTCGCCGGTCTGATACTGGGCCTGCGCCACATCCACCCGGTAGGCGGCCGAGTGCACCGGGCGTGAGATGTCCTCGACGTGCACGTCCGCCGCGAACCGCAGGGCGTCCTCCGGCCGCGTCTCCTCACCGGCCAACGCCGTGTTGACCTTCTGCGTACGGACGTCGACCACCGAGAACGCGCTGCCGTACGCCTTCACCGGCCCGGAGATCGTGGCCGCACCCTCCGCCCGCGCGAGCATCGCGAACGCCTCGTCATGCCGGTTCCGGCGGGCGGCCGGGCAGGCCGCGGCGACGAGCAAGTTGCCGTACACGGCCAGCTCCGCCGGCGTCGCCCGGAACGACGGCTCCAGGGCGTCGGCTTTGCGGACGGCGATGTCCTGCGCCTGCTCCCACCGGCCCTGCCGCAGCAGCACCCAGCTCAGTGTGCTGACGCCCATGCCCTCCATCAGCGGATCCGACGCGCGCCCGGCTGCCACGAGTTGCTTCTCGACGGCGGTGTATGCCCAGTCGGGGTGTCCGGCCTGCGCGGACAGGCAGGCGGCGAGCTGGTAGGCGAGTGCGAGTTGCCGCCACGCCCGTTCGGTGGGTGTCTCGCGTACGACTGCGCGGCCATCCCGCAGCAGGAGGGGGAGGACGCCGGAGAGTTCCGTGTAGCCGCCGCTCCAGTACAGGCCGGTCGCCGTATTGACGCTGTTGGCCCACGCGTCTTCGCCGGGAGGGTCTTCGAGGTCGACGTCGGTGAGGATGCCGGGCAGGTGGCCGTAGTCCTGGATCGCATCCCGGAGGGCGAGGAGGCCGCCGTCGTCGCTGAGTTGCTGGGTCACGGTGGCCTGTCCTACCAGACGGCCGAGTTCTACATCGAGGGCGCGCGCAAGCTTGCGGATGGTGTCGATACGCGCTGTCTCGCGCCGGTTCCGCTCCAGCACCTTGATGGTGTCGACTGATACGTCGGCCCGTTCAGCGAGTTGCTCGCGGGTGAGGTTGCGGAATTCGCGCAGGCTGCGGATGCGGTCGCCAATGGTGGTCATGTGTTACCCCCGCCAGAAGGTGTATGTCTGTCCACGGTACTGCTGGTGGGAATCCGGCGGGATGGCCATGAGTGAAGCGGGTGGTGGGCTCGGTAGAATCAGGGCATGCCCCCCACTCCCTTTGGCCTTGGCCCTGTGCGGTCTGCTGCCGTGGTGAATGAGGAGATCCGGGCCTTGTGGGCGCGCGCGGGCGGCGTGTTGACGGTCGAGCAGCGGCGGGAGTACGAGGCGTTGCTCGGCGAGTGGGCGGCGGCTGTGCGGGCCGAGGTCGTCGAGGCGGCGTGACAGCTACGCGTGGGCGGCGTCCTCGGTGATCCGTAGCCCGGCCCGTGCGCAGAACTCCGCCAGCTCCATGCTGCCGTCGAGGCGGTCGCCCGTGTCGAACCGTGCCAGCTCGCCGATGGGGGCGCCGTCCCACGTCTCAGGGTCGGGACCGTCGTACGTGTCGACGGTGCCGATGCCGGAGCGGTAACGCAGGTACAGGTAGCGGCCGTTGTCGGTCCAGGCGTTCCACTGGGATGGGCAGGCGTAGCAGGTCTGGACGGTGCGGGCGATGGTTGCGACGTGGTCGACGGCCCACGCGTTGCCGTCGCAGCGGATGGTTCCGACGGTGGTTTGGATGTGGTCGTATTCGAGGCGTGGCCATTCGCCTGCGTTTTCGAGTGCGGTGAGGGCGTCCGCGAGGGCCTTCAGCCGGTCTGTTCCCGTGGTCATGCCCTCAGGATGGCAGGCGGTCACGCGTACTCGCGGCGCTGCGGGTCCAACCCCAACGCCACCGCGGGAGGCGACGGCGAATCCGACGGCTGCGGCGCCCCATCTCTCCGGCACACCAACGCATCCGGATCCCACGACGGCGCCTGCAAGCTGTACCCCTCCGGACACGTCTGCCCATCCGTACCGTCCCGGCCATCCGTACCGTCCTGACCAGCAGGCCCAACCGGACCCGCAGGGCCCTGCTCACCCTGAGGACCCGCAGGACCGACCGCACCAGTCGGACCCAGCGCGCCAGGACTCCCCGGCGCCCCAGAAACGCCCGGAGAACCCTCCGCACCAGCCCGGCCCGGCGCCCCCGACGCACCTACCGGGCCTGGAATCGGCACCGGCACCTCCGCCCGCGCCGGCAGGTTCTCGACGGCCTTCGTCGGATCCGGAGCCACCGGCGTCCCGCCCTGCGCCTTCACCTGCTGGCGCAGCGCCCGCACATCCCCCGCCAGCGTCGACACCGCGGTACCACGCTTGTTGGCCTCCGCTGTGGCCGCCGTGTACCGCCGGTCGGCCGCGCTGCGGTCGGCGTCCACCCGATGCCACAGCGCCCACGAAACCCCGAACAGGACGACGATCGCGCACGCCACGACGAGGCCACGCCAGTGCAGGACGATCGTGCGCTCGGTCCGGGTCATGGGGGCGGTATTCCTCCGAGTCGGATGATTTCGATCTCAAGCTGAGTGATGCGGATCAGGTAGTCGTGGCGCTGCTGCTGCAACGCAGTGAGGTCGACCTGCGCGGTTTTCCGCTCGGTGCGTTCCACAGCCAGTTCCTCCTGGAGCTGGTCCGTGAGGTTGTTGGCGTTCTCTCCGCGTTTCCCGATGTACGCCACCACGCTCCCGGACAGCACGCCCACGCAGGCGAGGACTGCGCCGAGGGTGGTGGCGTCCAAACGGGCCTCCTACGGGACGCGGTCAGGCCGCCTTGGCGAACGCGTCCTGCATCCGGCCCGAAACCCCGACCGGCTTCCAGAACCCGAAGTGGGAGAGCACCCCCGTCGCGAAGGAGACGAGCGCGAGGACCGCGGCGGTACCCACGCTGTATCCGGCGTCGTGCGGGCCCGCGTACTCGACGACGAACCCGGTCGCCGCGGACAGTGCGAGGAGGAGCACCGCCTTCACGCTCGCGTTGACGACTCTCGTCGTGACCAGGCCGACGAGGACCGGGAGGACGATGCTGGTGAGCAGGCCGAGCCAGTAGGCGGCCGGAAGATCGACGTTCATGAGGACTCCAGTTCGGTGAGCGGGGTCAGCCGTTGGGGACCTTCAGCAGGTCCCAGGTGGTTTTTCCGGGCGGCCAGTCGCCGGGGAAGCCGCACTTCTCCTGCCACGCCTCGTAGCTGGCCTTGTCACCGGAGCCGATGGTGTTCTTGCCCGCCGACGACTTGTAGTGATTGCAGCCGACAGCGACAAGCCGGTCATGCATCGCGGCAACGATCGGCGACGTGCGGCCCATCGAGAACCAGGAAGCACCAGGGAACGGCTCGTACTTCACCGTCGGCTTGGCGGGCGTGACACCCAGGATCGCCCTGGCGCGCGCGATGATCGCGGGCCGCTGGGCTTTGATGGCGTCACCGGGGCATCCGGTGTGCCCGCCCCAGGCAGCGCCACCCATCCCGTGCCAGCCGAGGCCGTGCCCGCTGGGGTCGTCCGTCGACTGAAGCGGCACCGCATAGGTCTTGTGCAGCCACGCGAGGAGCTGCGCAGCATTCTCCAGCTGGGAGGCGGTAAGAGCGTCGGGCACGAAGCCCTCGTTCTCAATGCTGACCCAGTAGCGGTTGCCCGCAGCCTCAGCCCACGACCGATCTTTCGTATCGACGAGCTGCCGCAAGCCGCCGCTCTTGGGGTTGAGGAAGTGCGCGCTGGCCTGCGCGGCGGGGTTCTTGAACCACGCCTCCGAACCAGCCTCGGTGCCCTGCTGAATGTGGAGGACGAGGCCGCGGACTTCCACTTGGCCGCCGTCGGTCTCGTTGGGGGTGGGACCGATGAAGGTGGCCCCAGGCATGCGTGCCATCAGGACGCCTCCTTGTCGTTGGTGAGGTTTTCGATGTGCTGCCGGAGTTCGGCGATGTGCTCGTGGAGGATCGCCATGTGCTTTTTCGACCAGCGGCGGTGCGCCCGCGCCCACACTGCGGCGACCGGTACCCACAGCACGTTCGCCGCGAGGTTCGGCCACAGCTGAGCCCAGACGCCCACCGTCACACCCCGAGCCCGTCGAGGGCGCTGCGCACAGCAGCACCAACCTGAGCGCCGCTCGGCGCAGCCGGGCCCGGCGCAGGCGTCGGAGAACCGGTGAGCGACGGCACCGTGACGTCACCCTGCTGCGACAGCAGCCACGCCAGGTCCGCGGCCGTGAAGTAGCCCCACCCCTTGTCACCCCACGTGGTGTTCCACGAGTTCGGCACCCAGTACTCGCCCGTGCTGGCGTCGTACTTGCACAGCTCCAGCTCGTGGCCGCCCGCGATGGGAGAGGTCTTGTCAACGAGGATCCTGCCGTCGTTGGCCGTGTCGAACGCGCTCTGCGGCCACACGATGCCGAGCAGCACCGCCCCAGACTGGACGGCGGAGTTCAGCGCGGCGATCGAGAACGCGTGCGTGTACGACCCCGCGAGACCGAGCGCCTTCAACGCCTTCGCCACACCGAGCCCGGTCGACCCGGTGTCGGTCGGCGGGTAGGTGCCGGAGATCCCATCGAGGATCGTCGCCAGCTTGTACAGGCAGACCGCGAACGCCTCATCGAGGTCGTACGTCCCGGCCACGAACACCCCGTGCGAGGCCGCCGCCCCGGCCGGGGTGATGGTGACCGACGTCGACGCCGTACGCCCCGCCGAGTCCGTACCGAGCACACCCGTGCCCGCGTTGCCGGTGCACGAGCCGAGGTTGCCCTGGTCGAGGATCGGGATCCGCCGCGTCCACTCCACGCTCTTGACTGCGCTCTTCGGCAGCACGCCGTGTGCGTACGCCAGCGACCGCGGGTCGTGCTCCACATGCCGGCCGAGACGGAGCGGGCCGTTGCCCTCGGCGAGTTGCTGAATGGTCATGGTGCTCCTCAAATAACGGTGATGACCTGCTCGTACTTCTGCGCCACCACGGACCCGATCCCGGCGACCGCAGCCAGCTGATTCCGGACCGCGTTCACCACGTCGATCTCCGGAACCACCACACCCTCCTGGCTGATCGAGTTGATGTTCACCGACACCACCGACTCGCCAGAACTGTTCCGCCCCGTGATCACATAACTGGCCATGCCAACTCCCTAAGCAGTCCGAAGAACTTCGAGATACGAATCCGTGTACAACGTGGTCGGCGTCGCATTCGACCCGGACTGCGCCCACGTCAACGCGAACGTCCCCGCAGTCGCCGCCACCCGCAGCGTCCCCGTCACCAGCACCGTCAGCGGAGTACCGACTCCGAAGCCGCCGTACGTGCGGGTCGAGCCGATGGCCGTGGGCTCCATGCGGACGTTGTAGCCCCACGTCGACGCGACGTCCTGCTGCGTGCCGCCGCCCGCAGTCGCCGATGTCACCGTCGTGCCGGGGCCGTGGCCCACCCACGTCCCCAGCGCCCCGGACGGCCCCGAAAAACCCACCACGAAGTCGGCGGCGGCGAGGCAGTCGTAGGTGAGCCAGCCCGAGAACGTGTACACGCCGAGCGCGACCACATCCATCTGGAGATGCGGGTCAGCGGTCTGCGTCGTCGTTGCCGCACGCGCCGTGTCGCCGGGCTTGCGCAGGGTCTGCGTCTGCATCGACCGCAGCACGGTCGCGGTGAGCCGCTGTCCGGCGAGCGGTGTCGGGTATGCCTCGGGCACCGGGGTCTCCTCTACAGGGCCAGGTAGGTGGGGTGGGCGAGCCGAAGATCCTCGGCCGCCGCATGGGCTTTCACGACGGTGTTGATGGAGCGGGTCACCGTGAACGTCTGCACGTTGACGAGTCGCCAGTTGTCGTAGGCGACAGTGACGGGCAGCGTGTTCGTGTTGAGGCTCGACAGCACCGACCGCACCCCCACCGACCCGGGATCCGACAGTGAGGTGTCGGTGGCCGTGGCGTACCAGACGCCCGGCTCCGCCTCCGTGGCCACCGCCCACGAGCGGGCGCGCAGTACGGCCCCCTGCATCTGGAACCGCAACGCGAAGGCCGTGTTCGCGGCGTGCGTGCCCGGAACCGTCACCGACACGAGGTCCGTCTGCGTGCCCGCCACCCGCTTCTGAAGGGTGATCGTCAAGGTCTGGTCGGTGTTGAACGCCAGCCTGGCGACGTACATGTTGCTGGCGTCCGCGTACCGGGCGGCGAGGTGCACGTAGTGCGGGCCGCCGGTGGCGAGGACGCTCGTCGACGCCTCGACGCGGAGGTCGACGTCGGCAGCTGGCGCCGGGGTGACGCAGTAGCGGGACACGTTGACGCTGGTCATCGACATCAGGCCCTGCGTACCCGACGTCGAGTAGTCGGCCGCTGCTCCGCCGGACGTCGACCACGCCTGCCCGGTGTCCGTGGTGCCCCAGCCGTTCGCCGTGACCCGCGTGAACGTGTCAGAGATTTTCGGGGAGGCCGCGGTGACCCGCATGATTTCCCCGCCGGCCCGGACATCGAACGGCATGTCTGCCGGGTCGGTGGTCCAGATCATCGACATGTCTGATGTCGGCACCACGTCGACGGCTGTGTCTCCACTGCCGATCGCTGTGAGGAGTTGGGTGCCGTCGGTGTCGATGCGGGCGGTGGTGTCGAGGTAGCTGACGTAGGAGTAGGGGCTGGCGGGCTGGCAGGTGAAGGTGAGCCGGTGTTCGAAGTGGGTGATCGATTCGGCGCAGCCGAGGATGAGTTGGTCGATGGTGTCCGGGGGGAGCCATGCGGGCGGGTTGGTGATCTGGATGCGGTCGCCGATGCGGAGGGCGAGGATCGTCCGCCGCATGTCGGGGGTGATGGACGGGTGGGCGAGGTTCACGCCGATCGTCGGGAAGCGTGCTTCGTCAACCGTCCCCAAGTGGACGTGCCAGGCTGCCTGGTCGAGGAGCGTCGGCGTGTCCGACGTTGCCAGGTTCAGGTCCAGCGGTGACGACGAGTTCGCCCCGTACACGCCCACCCCCGCCGGAGGCGGCTGGGTGGACAGGTCGCTGGTGGTGTCCTCGTAGGTGGCGGTCACGCCGCCCACCGAGACGACCACACGGTTGGCGAGGTAGCGGTCGTCATCAACCGGGATGGGAACGACGGCAAGCTGCCCGGACGGGTAGTCGAGGGTGAGCGCCGGATCCTGGTTGTACAGGGAGGCGCGGGTGCGGTAGCCGAGGCCGAGTGCGTCGGTGGTCTCGTAGAGCATGCCGCCGTCAGCGAGCACGCACTCCTGAATCAGGGCGAGCGGGTTGCTTTTGCCCTGCGCGCCCATCGCGGCAGTGTCGTCGAGGTCGCCGATCCATTCGACGGCGATCCCGTTCTCGCCACACAGGCGCTGAATCCGGCGCCCCGCAGTCTCCCCGATCGGGTTCAGGCGCACGCCGAGCGCATCAATCGCCGTGATCGCCGTCTCCACCGTCGCGTGGCCGACCGCCACACCCGGCAGGAACGCCGACCCCGCCGGACCGGACACCGCGCGCGCCGCCGGCCCGAACTGCACCTTCGTGACGCGGGTCAGCGACGTCAGGGTCTCCGTGTCGCTCACCGCGTAGGCGCGGGAGGTGCTGACATCCCTCAGCTGGAGCTGTCGGGAGATACCGGTGCCGGATTCCTGCAGCTCGACGGACACGTACAGCAGTCGTCCGCGGACGTCGAGGGTGTGGACGAGTTCGGCGCCGAGGACAGTCCCGTCGGATGCGCAGGTCCGCAGCACCAGCGAGTTGGAGGCGTCGGTCGTCGAGTAGAACAGCTCCCAGAACTGTGGCGACCCGGCCGAGTAGTCGACCTGGTCGATCGCGCACACCACTTTGCCGTCGGCGAGGCCCGCCTTCGGGATGTACACCAGGAACCGCACCTGGCTGGCGGTCGGATCGGCGTACGCCGGGACCGCGCCGGACAGGGTCGCGGCGGTGATGTCGGGCAGCGGGTCCGAGGCCGCGAACCCGCTGTACGAGGCGAGGGTGGGCACACCGGCCCAGGTCATGGCCGAGCCGGTGACGAGCGCCGACGCCAGCGACGTCGATCCGGCCGGGTCCTCGCACGGCCAGTACGCCACCAGGTTCGGGGAGAGCGGGTTGGTGACCGCGTTGTAGATGACCGACCGCTCCGGCGGCGGCGCTTTCGCGTACCGCTGCAGGGGCCCGGCCACGGATACGTCGACCCACACGTCGTTCCCGGACGGCTCCCACGACACCGGCCATGTGGGGACTTCCGCCCATGTCCGGTACGTTTTCCCGCCGAGGCCGTCCGGCACGGAGATGCGGATGGGCTGGTTGCGGCCGATGAGCCCGAAGTAGGCGCCCATCGGGTTGCGCTGGCTGAACCGGCCGTCCTGGTTTTTCAGCGGCAGCGTGCCTGAGGCTTGTTCGGTCTGGTTGCCCTCGTCGCGGATCCCCCAGCTGATGCCGATCTGGCCCTGGTCGTCGCGGACCATGGCGTACGCGGTGATGTCGGTCCACACGCCGCCGAGGAGCATCTCCACGGTGACGGGCGCACCGTTGGAGACCTCCCCGGTCCCGGCGAGCGGGCCGGGCAGGTTGCGGGCGCGACGGCGCCATGCGGCGACGAGGGGGGCGATCGTGGGCATCGGTCAGCCCAGCTCGGTGAACACGATGTAGCAGCGCAGGTCGATGGCCGTGGTCGGGGTCGTGGCGCGCACGCGCAGGAACTTGCTGATGGGGATGATGGGGCGCGCGTCGGGCATCCACTGCCGGACGTACGACAGGTTGGACTCGCCGGACACCGACGAAATGGAACATGTGTCGAAGACCCTGGTTGCGGTCGTCGAGCCCTCCACCGTCGCCGTGTAGCCGGTCGCCGACGTGCCCAGGGTGAGCAGCGTGTTCGCGCCGTTCGGGTCGAGGTTCTGCACCCCCGCGTTGACGTGCGCGGTCACCGTTGCCGCCACATCCGTCTGCAGCAGTTCGATGACCGCGTCCGCGCCGGGCGGGTCGTCCGAGGACCAACCCCACTCCAGCAGCTGGATTTGCCTGGTGCTCGGGGTGGCCAGCTGGAGCATCGTCTTGATGGCCGTCCCCGTCGTTACCTGCTGCTGAGCAGCAGTCGTTGGGGCGGCCCCGTTCCACGTAATGAATGGCAAAGCGTTTCCTTCCTACGGCCGTCCGGTGAGGACGACATTGACGTTGCCGCCGCGGTTACGGATCGCCCGGCGCAGCAGCTTCAGCAGGAAGTCGTCCAGCTCACTGCCACTCGACCGCAGCTCGATCACGACCGGCTCCTGCCGGCCGCCGGCCGCCGCCATACGGCGGGAGTCCGGGCCCGAATGCACCCGCGACCCCACCGGCAAATCCAGCAGCTCCGGCTCGTGCTCACCCACCCACGTCAGACCACCACGCACACCACCCGACGCCGCCATGCCGGTGATGCCGCCAGCCGACTTCTTCCCGATCGCCTTCGAGATCGACTTCTCCATCACCGAGGCGAGGTGGTTCATCGTCTTCTCCAGGCTGGCCTGCTGCTTCCCCAGCGACTTCACCAGCTTGTCCTGCGCCCGGATCTGCGCCCCGTACACCGCATCGCTGGTGGTCTGCCCGGCCGACGAGGCAGCCTTCCCGATCTGCGACTGAAGCGAGTTGAGAGAGCCGATCTCCGACGATGAGGCGCCCATCAGGGCGCCCGCCGTCTCCAGGCCGCCGCCGTTGACTCCGGCCTCCGCGATCTGCTGCAACAGGGCACTGTTGAGGCCCTTCGCCTTCAGGCCCTTCAGCGCGCCCGCGAACGCTGTCGACTGGTCCCTCGACTGCGTCAACCCGCCCATGATGGAGGCGACCGACACGGTCTGCCCGGACGCGCCCTGCGTGATGTTCGCCGAGGACAGCACCCCCGACTTCACACCGTCAGCCAGCTGCGACGCGGACGACTTCAGGTTGTCGAGCTTCGACTTCGCGGCGTCCAGCGAGTGGGTGACCTTGTTGAGAGCCTGCTCGTGCTTGATCAGACTCTTGCCGACCGAGTCGAGTTCCTTCAGCAGGTGCGACTCGGTCCGGCCGTGCGTCGCCGCCTTGATCTCCCCAGCCGCCTTGTTCAGCGCGTCCACCAGGCCACCCACATCAGACGGGGCAGCGAGGTTGTGCTCGAACGGGGTCCGCTTGTATCCGGCAACCCGCCCGAAGGCGGAGATCCCGAACTCGCCGCGCAGCTGGCCGCGCGCGTCCTTCTCCGCCTTCTGCGCCGCGGTGAGCTTGACGGCGCCGCCCTTGGCGAAGTGCGGCAGCCGGTCCTCGTTGATGGCCTCCAGCAGCTGGCGGTGCTTTTGGGCAGGCCCCTTGCGCACCATGAACTCGCCGCCCATGGCGAGGATCGGCACATCGTCCTGCGTGCCGGAGCCGCCGGTGACCGGGCCGCCGTCGGCGTACTTGCCGCCCTCGTGGAAGACGGTCCCCGCGTTCGACGTCACTGTCTTCATGATCGTGTACGTGGTCGCCGTCTTGCCGTCGAGGGCGTTCAGGGCGTTCGAGACGCTGGCAATCCCGGACAGGGCCTGCCCGTTCTTCGCGGTGATCTTGACGGCGCCGCCCTTGAGATGCTGGACCTTGA